ATGTTTAAGTTAATTATTTTAAGCGAAAAACGCCCGAAGTTATGGGGGTATAGAAAGAGGGGGGGTTCATCCCGTAGAAATTTTTTTTTTAGAAAACGTTAAATAGTAATTGCTCTTATTTTGAGAATGAAGAGGCGCTACAATAAAGATCACAAGGAATGGCGTAAAGAGGTAATAGCAGAATTCGGCAACAAGTGCGCTGTTTGTGGCGCTACTAATATGTTGAACTGTCACCACATAATCCCGAGCGAGTTCAAGGCTTTCCGTTACGATGTTAATAACGGAATCGCGTTATGCCCGAGCCACCACACTCTTGGAAAATGGAGTGCTCATAAGAGTGCTGTTTGGTTTAATAATTGGCTACACAATAATCATTACGACTTATGGAAGATTGCTTTAAACCGCTTACTTGATTTAGTAGAGGACGAGAGTATAAAATTCGACTACAATTTATGATGGAAATTGAATATGATAAATGGCAGAATGAGATACTTAACGCGACCGGCGACATTTTGGTCAACACTGGTAGGCAGGTCGGCAAGACGACCACTTTTGCTCACAAGATTGCTAACCACATGTTGAACAACCCAAGACATCAAATTATCGTAGTATCCTTAACAGAAGACCAAGCCCAGTTAATAATAGTAATGATACTCGACTATTTAGAGAGCAACCACAAGAAGTTAATAAAGAAGGGCAAGCACAAGCCCACCAAAAGCCGTGTTTGGCTGACTAACAATTCTAGGGTCATAAGCCGTCCTGTTGGCAATACTGGCGACGCTGTCCGTGGCTTCACGGGCGACGTTCTTTATATTGACGAAGCCAGCGGAATGCCGGAATTAATGTGGAAAGCCGCCATGCCGACTTTAATGACCACTGCCGGCCAAATTTGGATGTCCAGCACTCCAAGGGGCAAGTTCATAGCAAACACTAACCAAAAGAACTTTTTTTATAAATGTTGGGAGAACTTCGACAACAAATGGCAAGTTTTCAACATTTCCAGCGAAGAAGTAATAAAAAAGCGTAAAATCACCAACAACTGGACAAAGGAGAAGCGTGACAAGGCCTTAAAATTCCTAGAAAACCAAAAATCGATACTCAGCGAGATGGAATACAGACAGGAGTACTTGGGCGAATTCCTTGACGACCTACGTCAATGGTTCGACGACGAATTAATCCGAAGTTGCATGACAGCCCAACGTCCGAACACCATAACAAAACCATCAAGGCACGACAAAGGCGAGAACTTTATCGGAATCGACGTCGCGCGAATGGGCGAGGACGAGAGCAGTTTTGAGATTATCAGAATGGACGGCGACAAGTTAATTCATATTGAAAACCAAATAACGACAAAGACCAAACTCCCCGACACGTTCAAGCACATCAAAGAACTTCACAGGTTATACGAGTTCACAAAAATCTTCATCGACGCGGAAGGAATAGGCGTCGGCGTTTTCGACTGGTTAATGGAGGACGACGAGACCAAGTCCGAGACAGTCGCCATTTACAACAGTAAACAAATAATGGACAAGGACGGCCACACAAGAAGGCTACAAAAGACACTACTTTACAGTAACTTAAAAATGCTAATGGAGACCGGCAAAGTCCAACTCCTTGACGACGAAAAGGTCTTCCAGTCTCTTAAAAGCGTCCAATTTGCTTACACGAACGACAACATGGGCAAGCGCCACCTCAAAATCTTTGGAAACTATACTCACATAGCTGAAGGGCTCGTGAGGGCATGTTGGTGTGTAAAATGGAAACATTTAAATCCAACGGTATACACTATTAAAGTATGAAAAAGGTGAAAGTTAACAAAAAAGAGTTCGACCTTGAAGAGAAGGACGCTGCCTTGATAACAGTTTTAAAAGAGTTAGTAGTCGCTGTAAGAATGTTAAATAATAGGAGTAGGGTATAATGGCTGACACTGGAATATTCGCGACAACCCAAGAGATACAAGACAAAGCAGGCGCTAACGCTAGCACGACAGCGAACGTCGAAGCCTACACTAACCGGTTTATTGCGCAGGCAGAGAGCAGAATCAACACAGAAAGCGAGTATAATTGGTCTGACGTTTACGCCACACTTAACGCCGACGTTAAAAAGATTTTAAGCGAAGCAGCGAGCAACCTCGCCGCGATTTACGTCATTAATTACGACATGAGCGGCTTTTCCACTTTGAACGAGGCGGCGACGATGGTTAACATACTTTACACGTGTTATTATGATTGCATTAAATTGTTAAGAGAAACTGACAAGGGACAAATCTTTGTCCGGGAGGCGTAAAAATGGCGGAACTTCCGAAAACAATCCCGTTACTTTCATCGAACGCCATTATTTCTTATGATTGGACAGACATCGCGTCCGGTCTTGGCTATGTCGACTTTTATTGTTTTTCCGCTGTCGATAATACAACGGAAGAGTACTTAATCTCTGACAATTCGAGGATATACTCGCACTCAAAATGGACAGAGGACACGAACAACGACACAAGCGCGACGTTACTTAACACTTACACGTTCACGAGTTCGCCGTTCACGACGCCCCAAGACGCAGAGGGAACGATGTACATTAACATCACCAACTATTCACAATCAGACCAATATCAAGGCCGATGTTATTGTATTGTGAGCGTCTACCACTACGACGGAACGACCGAGACGTTGCTTGGTAACAGTTGCACGACCGACACAACAATAAGCGGTGGGGCTAACGAGTTCGATAATAAGGTTAACTGTCTTAACTGCGAAGTGTCCGCGACAAAGTTCAAAATCGGCGACATGTTGAGAGCGAAGGTTGCTGTTTATGGTTGGAGTAGCGGCGGCACAGAGGACTTAAAAAAAGGCTTCGGTCTTGACCCGATGGGACGACTTGACACTGACGAATATATAAATACTGACGACGGCGGCGACACTTCTATTTTTAGAATTTCTATGCCGTTCAAACAGAGGTTATAAAATGGCTACTGGTAACATTTCGCAAGCAACAACAACAAATTTCACGGACAACGTACCGAACTTCATAGTAGAAAGTAAAAACCTTGACACGAGCAACGCAAGCGGCGAAACTTACGTATATTTCCCGAAAGCCCCGCAACATTTTGGTTACTATTTGAATCATCCACAAGTATCAAGCCCTATTAACAGTTTGGCTACTTGGTCGGTCGGCAGGGGTTGGGACTGTGAGGACAACCAACAAAAGGTCACACTCGAACACGTAACAGGCATGGGTAAGGACACGTTTGACACAGTAATCTGGAATCATGAAGTAGTAAAGTTGGCGTGCGGCGACTCGTTCATTGAAATTATAAGAAGCAAAGTGCCATTATCTAAGAAGATTGTCAACTTTATTAACATTTCACCGGAACGTGTGAAGGTCGTCATACTCGGTACAAGAATAATTAGGTACGAAATTTGGGACGGGAAGGGATGGAAAAAGAAGAAAGTAACAGACATAATTCACTCGCATAATAAACGTATAGGCGACCAAACCCACGGAACGAGCCTAATCGAAGCAAACAAGAAAATAATCGACGCGTTACTCGAAGCAAACGACGACGAGAGAACAATCAAGCACAGGGACAAGGCTTTAGGAATAGTAAAGTATAAAACCAACAACGCTGGCAAGATTAGTTACGCCAACAGTCAAATCGAGAACGGCGTGAAAAACGGCGAAATGATTGGACTCCCGGAAGACACAGCAGAAATTCTACCGTACCCGAGCAAGAGTTCGGAAGATAGACAAAACTGGCTACAATATTTAGAAAACTTAAACTACCAAACTGGCGGAGTCCCGAGAGCAATCGCTACAAGCGACGGAACAAGCGAAGTGGGCGGCAAGATGGGTCACGTTATCTTCGAGCCGGTTTATGCGAAAGAGCAGAGAGATTTAGAACAAGACCTTTGGAATCAAGCAGGAATAAAAATTAAATTTAATCGTCCGCCTAGTTTGGGCGGGATGATGCCCGCTTTAGACGAAAGCAAGAATACCGGCCAAATCGCGATACAGCCGAACGACGTGGAGGCGTCCATGACTAGAGAATAATGGTATTTAACGTAGAAAAACCAACTTTCCCGCAGCAGGGTACAGAGCAGGCAAAACCATTCAAGCCTAAAGAAGATTTAACAGAAAAGGAAAAGTGCGAGAATACTGGCGGAGTATGGGACGAAAAAACCAAGACGTGCATTAGAATACCAAAAGAGGTCGAGCCAGTAAAAGAGGACATCAAAGTCCCGGAAACATTCACCGACCCAAAGACCGGCAGAGCCTCCGGCGTTGCTTTACCAAACGGTAAAACATTTTTAGGATTAAGCCCGGATGATGTAAGGAACGTCGTCGAGGCAGAACAACAAAAAAATGAAAGACCCTTAGGAACTATACCAGTCGGAACACAGCAGTCACTCGCAGAAGAAAGACAAAGGGCAATAATCATGGCGCAACAAGCCCAAAATATTCAACAATTACCAACAACAGAGCCGACGGAAATAGATTACGTTCAAGCAGCCACCGAAGGAGTACGTAACAGTATCCCGAGAGCCTTGGGTCTGGCGGTTAGTGGCGCGGGAATTGGGGCGTTGGGGGGTACAACACTTTTACCGGGAGTGGGTACGGCAGGCGGCGCGGTGATAGGGGCGGCGTCGGGTTTCGTGACGGGCATTTCTTCCGGTATTTTGTCGAACATGGCAGGA